TGGGCTCCCCACAGGACGACGAGGGGCAGGAAACGAAGGCGGAAGCAGAAGCCGCCATCGAAGCCCCGAAACCCAAGGTCGAGTCCTCCAAGACCCAAAAGAAGGATGAGCATCCCTCGGATTTCGAGCTGTTCATGCTTTCGCGCAAGGTCTTGAAGGCGGTCTATCAGGCAGCCGGAGAAGGACTCGAAGTGGCGAATAAAGTCGCCCGCGATAAGTACCCGAACCGCCGATAGACCACAATCCAAACAACTGAATCAATGGATCAAGACACAATTGTGAAGACGGTGCAGGACACCGTCTCCAAGGGTTTCTCGGAGTTCATGGAGAAGTCGCTCGTCCCCACGATGAACGAAATCTCCCTCAAGACCTCCCGCCAGGTTGTAGAGTCCATGCTGATCGAGCGTGCCGTCAAGGGCCGCGACATCTCAGGCCTAGACTCCGAGCGGAAGATCAAGTTCGCCAAGCAAGTCCAGTCGGTTTTCCGTGGTAATCGTGATGGCGCATTGGTCATGAAGGCCAATGAGGCCTTGATCGAGGAACAGGATAACCGCGGCGGCTACTTGGTCGAGCCGGAAGTCGCAGCGGCTATTTTGCGCATCGCGGCATCCGTCGGTACGATCATGAAGCAGTGCCAGATGTGGCCAATGAAGACCGATGAGCTCGGCATCCCGAACTATACGGGATCCTTCCTCACGGGTTCCTACATTGGCGTTGACGTTGCAGGCACGGTCACCGGACTCACGTTCGGCCAAGCCGTCCTGATCGCCCGTAAGTGGCAGCTCGCCTTCACCGTCGGCAACGACCTTCTGGCCGATGCCTCGGTGCAGCTCGCAGACTGGCTCATGGCCATGGCAGGCGAGGCCCTCGCCAACATGGTTGACCAGCAGGGATTCGTCGGCGGCGCGACGCTTAACGGCAGCACCGCAGGCACGACCACGAGCTACGCAGGTCCGTTCCAGGGCCTCCTCGGCATCCCGAACGTCAACACGTACACGCTCGCGGCGACCAACACGACCTACGCGAAGTTCAATCCGGTGACGGATGCGAACAACGTCGTAGCGACGCTGGAGGAATCGATCCTGGACGGAGCCGCATGGTACATGCACCGCACCGTCTGGGCAGCGATCGCCTCGGAATTGGCCTCGACGTCAGGCTTGCCGTTCCTGTTCTTCGGAGCATTTGCGGCGAACCAGGCAGGCCTCGAAAAGGACGCCCTCGGCGGCCCTATCCGACCGGCCGGCAACATGGCAGGCTTCCCGGTTTACACGAACCGGTGGCTTCCCGCTACGACCGTAGCGACCCAGGCGAACACGCCGTTCATGATCTTCGGCAACATGAAGGCGGCAGCGTTCGGCGACAAGGGCGACATGCGCGTCGCGCAATTCGAATCCGGCAGCTTCGGCGGCAAAGAGGTGGCTCTTACCGACCAGCGCGGCATCGTCTACAAGCACCGCCACGCGTTCGTCATCGTCCTCCCGAAGGCCTTCACCGTCGTCTATACGGCAGCCTCCTAGTCCCCGTAACCGATCCGGCCTGCGTCCATTCCTGATGCGGGCCGGCATAGGTCGCAGAACACAAACCGCCCCCGAATCCGAAAGGAAGGCAGGGGCCAATCAGCACATTCATGCGCGATTCAATCTACGACAGCGTTGCGGTCCAGGGCGGCGTAAGCCTTCCCCCGCAGTCGTTCTCGGGCTCCTCGGCAGTCAACGGCAATGCCGTGAACACCGCAGGCATGACCGACGCGATCATCCGCGCCTATGGCGCATCGCCGAGCGGCTCGCCGTCGGCGGGGTACCTGGCAGTAACACTCCAGGAATCAGCCACGGGAAACAGCGGATGGACGAATGCCCTCGATAACACGGGCACGGCCATCGGCTTCACCCTGAGCGCGATCCTCAGCGTCACGGGAACCACGGTCAGCGGCTCGAATATCGTCACCGCCATGTCGAGCGTAACCGGCCTCTATGTCGGCCAGGCGATCAGCGGAACGGGAATTCCCGCAGGCACGGTCATCACGTCTGTCGGGGCGACTACGATCACCCTGAGCGCGAACGCTACGGCGTCAAACTCGGGCGTTGCGCTTTCCTTCTCAACGGAAAGCCAGGCACGCATCGAAGGCCTCAACCTTAATCGGAAGCAGTACCTTCGGGCGGTCATCACCCCCTCGTTCACCAGCGGCTCGTCTCCGGCGATCCTCGGCTATGCCGAGATCATCCAGGGCGGACCCGCACAGCAGCTCCCGACGAATACGGCAGTCTCGAACACCTAGTTCGGTTCTTCGTACGCATGGCCTCCCCGGTGAGGTGGGGCCATGACACGAGGAGCTTCCTCGCATCCCAATGACAATCGCCCAAGAGGCCGTTTCGAAATACGCGCTCACGACCGTCGCCCGCGTGAAGGACAGATTGAGAATCAGCAACACCGATAGTGATGCTGTTTTGACGCGCGTCGTAAACGCATCGACGGATCTCATTGAACGCGCGTGCGGGAAGTCCGGTATGGAGCGTTTTCCGAACGACGGCCATTTTGTCCAAAAAACGTATACCAATGAGGTGTACAGCGTCCGCAGCTCCCGCCAGGTCTACCTTCCGCTCCGAAATTCCCCGGTCACGTACCTCATCGTGACCGCCAATCTCACATCCGGCAGCGCCACGGTGACGAACTGCTCCCCTGTCGTCGGAATCGTCCCCGGAATGCCTCTTTTCAACATCACCGGACTCTTCCCGCAGGGGACGACAGTTCTTTCAGTTAGCGGATCATCCGTCACCATGAGCCAGCCCGCCCAGGCCACCATGACGGCGGCGAGCTTCGAGATAAGCGGCCTCATCAGCTTCCAGTGGCGCTCAGGCACGCCGAGCAATCCGGCATGGACGGCTTTCATCACCGACCAGTTCGAGCTTGAGCAGCAGGGCTACTCCGGGATCGTGAGGGTCTACGGCGTGATGCCGCGCCTCTATTCGAACATGCTACGCCTCACCTATGTCGCGGGATTCCCCATCGACTGGCAGAACGCCGGAAACGGGTACACCCACCAGCTTCCCGCCGACCTCACGAACACCTGCGAGAACGTCGCGGTCCGCATCTTCAAGCGCCTTCCGCTGGACGGCAAATCGAGCGAGGCGATCCAGGGCGCGACGACCTCATGGCGGAACGACCTCGACCAGATGGACAGGGACACCATCGACCGCTACTCGCGATTCATAACCTTCTAAGCCCATGCCCGCCACGCAATTCAAAGTCACCATCCCCAATCTCCCGGCGCTTCAGGCAGCCCTTGCGGATTATCCTGTCATAGCCCGGCCGGTCATCCAGAACGCGATCGTGGCCACCCAGGCGCTCCTGGCGAAATTCACCACCGGCGCAAACGTGCCCATCCGCACCGGCTACCTCGTGCAGAACTGGGGATTCGACGTCGGCAGCCTGCAGGCGCGCTGGTATCCGAAGGCGGCCTATGCGCCCTTCGTGGAATTCGGGACCGCTCCCCATGTGATCGAGGCTAAGAACGCCCGCGTGCTCGCGAACGCGAAGACCGGCGAGATATTCGGCACCCGCGTGAACCACCCCGGAACGAAGGCGAACCCGTTCATGGAAAGGATCGTAGCTTCTGCGCAGCCCGAGATAGAGACGCTTTTCGTCACGGCCCTCGACGCCGTAAACAGGCAAATCGCCTCCGCCACGAATGAATAGCCTTACGCCCGCACAGCTTCAGAAGAACGCCATCCTCGCGAACCTGCAGACGCTGGTCAATTCCGGCGTCCTCAATTCGGCCTTCGCCGACGACTTCTCGAAAGTGAATCCGCTCGACCGCACATGGTCAGGCTTCCCCTCAGCCGTCGTGATCCCGCCCGTTCTAACCCTTACGGACTTCGAGGATCAGGCCACCAATGTCCGCGAGTACACCTGGTACATCATGGTGGTCACGACGACGGAACAGATGCCGGCGACGGATCCGACGTATCTCGAGGGGCTGATCGACAATATCTGCGCCCTGTTCGATATGGACGCGACCCTTCAGGGGACGGCGAACGCCGCGGTATATCCGACGCTCGTCGAGCCGCCCGGCCCGGTGAGCTCGGACAGCGTGACGTATGTAACGGCGTACATTACCTTCAAGGCTCGCGTAATAGTACCGGCGGGCATTCAATCAACGTGAAAAAGCCTAATCCCGCATATTTTAGAAAAGGAAGAGTGCCGTGGAACAAAGGCATAACTGGTGTAGTCCTGTCGCCGGAAACACGGTTGAAGATGAGCTTGGCTCGCAAGGGCAGAAGACCTTTTCAAATGACCGACGAGATCCGGCAAAGGATATCAACTACCAAGCTCGGGAAGCCGGGACCGAATAGAGGACGTAAGTTCTCATTGCAGGCAAGACTAAACATGGGCCGAGCCCGAATCGGAAAGATGCCGTCGGGTGATAGGCATTGGCACTGGCGCGGCGGCATTACTCCGGCCAATACCGCTATTCGAAATTCGCCTCGATACGAAGAGTGGCGGAGGGGTGTCTTCGAACGGGATGATTATCGCTGCTTGGATTGCGGCCAGCGAGGTGGGAATTTGGAAGCGGACCACATATACACATTTGCGCAATTTCCGCGTTTGCGCTTTGCTTTAGAGAACGGAAGAACGTTGTGCGATGAGTGCCATCGTAGGACTCCAACCTACGGAAGGAGACCCAGAGCAGCCGTACCCGCCGCAGCCCAATAAATTAACAAATACAAAAAATGCAAGGAGAGGCAGAAAACAAGATGATGGACGGAGCCGCGTCCAAAAAGAAAGATATTGACGAACCGAGGAACGTGACGGTCAGCGCCGCGAGCCAGATCATGAACGAGTACCATTTCCCCGGAAGCGGCACATGGAAGGCCCTCAGCGTAGTGGCCGCCAGCATCGAGGAGGCGACGGAGCTATGGAGGCTCAGGAGAGCCCCGCTGAATCCGGAAGCCGAAAAGGTCGATGAACAGAAACAAATTAACTAGCACACAACCATGTCAGCAAAAGGAATCGGAAGGCTGTTTTCCATCGGCATCGCGAAGGAGGCGACGCGCGGCACGGCGATCGGCTCGGCATCGTACTGGCTTCCCTTCAGCGACGCGTCGATAGAGGAGAAGTTCGACAACGTTACGCAGGACGAGGCCTACGGCGTCATCGAGGATTCCGTCGGGCAGTTCCGCGTCAAGAACTGGGCGGAGGGGACGCTCAAGGTCCCGCTTACCGACCAGTCGCTCCCCCTCCTGCTCCTCTCGCAGTTCGGCACGATCGCGAACGCCACGCACTCCGGCGAGACGACGGTCTATGACCACACCCTCACCGTCGGCGAGACGGCGCAGCACCAGTCGCTCACGCTCTTCATCCACGATCCGCTCTCCGGCACGGACTACTCCCATGC